CATAGAGTATTTGAATAACATTGATGAAGAAAATATCGAATTAGAAATTCAAGCCAAAGAAGTAACAAAATAATGGCAGGATTTAATATTGAACTACCTAATGAGTTAATAAAATCATTCCAGGAGTTAGAAGCAAATACTGAAGAAATGCTAAGTGAAATGACAAAAGCAGGAGCAGAAGTAGTATTCAATCAAGTAAAGACAAATATGAAGTCTAGCTTTAAAAGTACTAAGTCATTGGAAAAAGGACTAAAAATTACAAAATCATATAGGACACCGAGTGATGGTGGAATAAATACTAAGGTTGGATTTTATGGCTATAACGATGAAGGAATACCAATACCATTAATTGCAATGGCTAGAGAATTTGGAACTAGCAGAGGAGAAAAAAAGAAACCGTTCTTCAGAAAAGCATTCAGACAAGAATCAGAGATAACAAATGCGATGAAGAAAGCTCAGGAGAAATATATTAAATGAATGACTATGAATTGATAAAATCTATCTTCGATAATTTCATAGTAGAAGGCAATAAAATACCGGCAGAATATATAACATATACCGGAAAAAGCAAAACATATATTACTTATACTTTCACGGATGATGAACCAGCATTATTCGCAGAAGATCAAGAATTAGGTAGTGTGGCTTATATAGATGTTGATATTTTCAGTGATAGAAATTATTTAGCAATAGAAAAAAGAATAAAAGAAGTTATGAAAGAAAATAACTTTATAAGAACAGGTAGTAGCCCAGATATGTATGAAAAAGATACAGGGCAATATCATAAAACTTTAGAATTTGCAAAAGAAAGGATGGAAATATAAATGGCAAGAATAGGGTTGAAAAATTTTAGATATGGAATCTTAGATGAAGAAACTGAAACATATGCAGAAGTAAAAACACCAGGAAAAGCAGTAGATTGTAAGGTTTCATTAGATTTAAATTCAGCAGAATTATATGCTGATGATTCGTTAGCTGAAAGTGATTATACATTCAAAAAAGGTACTGTAACAATTACAGTAGATGAAGATGATGATGAAACATATGCAGGGTTAACAGGACATGAAATATCAGAAGCCGGAGAAATTATTCGTAAGGATACAGATGTTGCTCCATATGTAGGATTCGGAAGAATAATTACAAAGATAGTTAATGGAGTATATAAATATAAAGTTGAATTTTTGAGTAAAGTTAAATTCAAAGATGCATTACCAGATGAAAAAACAAAAGGAGAAAGTGTAGAGTTTACTACAACATCATTAGAAGGAACTGTTTTAAAATTAGAAGATGGTACATGGTCAAAAACTCAAACTTTTACAACTTATAATGAAGCAGTAGAATATTTAGAAGGATTATTCGCAAAGAAAGCATAGGTGGATTAATGTCCACCTTTAATATTTAGGAGGAAATATGAAAGATTATAAATTTGAATTTGAAATAGATGAAAAAAAATATGCATTAGTATTTAATTTGAACGTTATGGAAGCGATACAAAAACAATACGGAACAGTGCAAAAATGGGGAAAACTTACTGATAATAAAGGTGGAAAAGAACCTAATGCAAAAGCTCTAATTTTTGGTTTTACTGAAATGATAAATGAAGCAATAGAAATAGAAAATGATGAATTGGGGAAAACTCAAGAGTTATTAACACAAAAACAAGTAGGTAGACTAATAACTAGAGCAGGATTAAAAGAAACAGCAAAAAAATTAAATAAAGCAATTACAGAAAGCGTTAAGGAAGACCACCCAAAAAACACATAGTCCACGAGGAAGATGAGCCAATCGATTTCTCGTGGATTTTATTTACAGGAATAAATTTATTAGGTCTATCTCAAAAAGAAGTAGGAAGACTGACTTATAGAAAATTTAAAAATCTGTACTATCACTATCAAAGATTTTATGATTTCAAACTAAAACAAATAAGTTATGAAAGATTAGAAGAAATGATAGTTGAAGAAGAAGAGTGGTTATAAAGGAGGGATTATATGGCTGGATCGTTTGGTGGAACTGTAAAATTAACAGGAGAAAGTGAATACACTAAAGCGCTAAAAACAATTACAAGTAATTTAACAGTTATGGCAAGTGAAATGAAAGTTGTTTCAAGTCAATATGATAAGAATGATAAATCAGTTCAAGCCATAACATCTCGAAATAATATTCTAAATAAAGAAATAGAAGAAGGAAATAAAAAAATATCAACATACAAATCAGCATTGGAAGATTTCAATAAACAGCAAGATAAAAATGCTGTCTCAATGATGGATATGATGTTGAATTTAGAAAAAGAAAACAAAAAATTAGAAGAGCTTAAAAATAATACATCTTCAACCACAGAAGAAATAAGAGCTCAAGAAAAAGTAATAAACAACTTATCAACAGAATTGGCTCAAGCAGAATCTCAATATGAAAAAAATAAAATAACAATAAACAAATATCAAAAAGAAATGAATCTAGCTCAAGCAGAAGTTAATAAGTTAACATCAGAATTAAATGATAACCAGAAAGAATTAGAAGATAATAGAAGCACTTATCAAAAGATGAATGATGTAATTGAAGAACAAAAAAACAAATTATCTACACTAAGAGAAAAATATGCATCAGTAGTATTAGAACAGGGGAAAAATTCTGCAGAAGCAAAAAACTTAAAATCTGAAATAAAGAATCTAAGTGAAAATATTAAGGAAAATGAAACCAGAATGTCGAAAGCTACAAAAGAAATAGATGGATTTACACAATCCGAAAAAGAAGCCGGAACAGAAACCTTAAAACTTGGAGATATTATAAAAGCTAATTTAACAAGTGAAGCCATTATAGCTGGTGTAAAAGGATTAGCTAGTGCAATGGGAACTATTACAAAAGGAATAGTTAGTCTTGGTAAAGAAGCGCTTTCAAGCTATGCAGATTTTGAACAATTAGTTGGTGGAGTTGAAACCTTATTTGCATTAAGTGATAAAGAAATTAAAGCTTATGCAAAAGTATACGGATTAAGTGTAGAAGAAGTAAAAGCTGATACTGAATTAATGAATAGTTCAATAAATGAAGTCTTAGGGTATGCAAATCAAGCCTATAAGACAGCAGGGTTAAGTGCAAATGAGTACATGTCGACAGTTACATCATTTAGTGCATCGTTGCTTCAATCATTAGAGCAAGACTCATTTGAAGCATCGCAGGTTGCTAATAGAGCAATTATTGATATGTCAGACAATGCCAATAAAATGGGAACAGATATGTCTATGATTCAGAATGCTTACCAGGGATTTGCGAAACAAAATTACACTATGCTAGATAATTTAAAACTAGGATATGGTGGAACAAAAACAGAAATGGCAAGATTAATAGCTGATGCATCAAAGATGAAAGATATTCAAAAACAATTAGGAATAGAAGTGGATGCAAGTAGCATGTCATTTGGAAATATAGTCAATGCAATAAGTGTAATGCAAGAAAGCATGGGGATAGCTGGTACAACAGCCAAAGAAGCCACAGAAACTATCTCTGGTTCATTAGCATCAATGGGATCAGCATGGAAAAATTTATTAACAGGACTAGCACAAGACCAAGTGGATTTAGAAAGCTTGATTTATTATTTTGTAGAAAGTGTAGTTACAGTTGGGGATAACATTATTCCTAGAGTGGGAACAATAATTAATGGAATAGTAGAGTTAGTAATGAAATTGCCAATGATGATAATGGATCATATGCCGAGTATTTTGAAAGCCGGAATGGATATTCTTCAAAAGCTAATGGATGGAATAACGATGTTAATTCCAGAACTATTACCTGTAGTGTTAGACATAATAACAAATATAGTAAAATTTGTTACAGATAATCTGCCTACAATATTACAAACAGGAATAACTATATTAGTAGAATTAATAAAAGGTATATCTCAAACATTACCAGAATTAATACCTATGATGGTAAGAGTTATCATGGATATGGTAAACATATTGCTAGACAATATTGATGTGATTATAGAGTGTGGAATCCAATTATTAGTAGCTTTAATAGAAGGCATAATGAATGCTCTACCAGAATTAATAGCAAGAATACCAGAAATAATTATAAAATTAACAAATACATTAATACAGCTAACCCCACAATTATTAAGTGCTTCATTAAGAATTATTCAAGCATTAGCCAATGGTTTAATAAAATATGTTCCAGAAATGTTAAGCAGAATACCAGAAATCATAAAATCAATGATAAATGCATTTAAGCAGGGGTGGAGTGATTTTAAAAATATAGGTAAAAATTTATTAGAAGGCTTATGGAATGGTATGAGCAATACATTAGATTGGTTAAAAAATAAAATAAAATCATTAGTAGGAGATGTAACTAAATTCATAAAGAAAATGTTCGGAATCAAATCTCCATCAACATTATTTAGAGATGAAATCGGAACTAACTTAGCTCTAGGTATTGGAGAAGGATTTACAGATGAAATGGATAACGTTATGTCAGATATAGAAGATGCCATACCAACAGATTTTGATTTAGGATTAAATACAAATATAACAAATGTTGGAACATCAGAAGGAACTTCGTTTAATAAAGAAATGATGGTAGATGCTTTTAAAGAAGCATTGTCTGGAATGACATTTAAAGCATTTGATGAAACGTTTGGAGAATTGGTTATAGATAATGTAGAAAAGGTGGTGTATTCATAATGTTATACGTAGAATGGAAGGGAATAAGAAGCGATACTATTCCAGGATTATTAATATGCGAATTACCACCTATAACAAAACCTAAAATGAGAACATCAACAACAACCATAGATGGAAGAGATGGAGATATTATTGAAGAATTGGGATACGAAAGCTATATAAAGACTATCAAAATAGGATTAACCAAAAATTATAATATAGATGCAGTAGCAAAGTATTTTACAGGAGAAGGAACATTAAATTTATCAGATGAACCAGATAAAATATACAATTGCAGAATAGTAGATAAAATAGACTTTGAAAAATTGTTGCGATTTAAAACAGCAACCGTTAAATTTCATACTCAACCATTTAAATATTTAAAAGATGAAGAGCCACAATATTTAATTATAACAACAGAAACATCATTAGTAGTGAATAATAAGGGATTAGAAACATCTAAACCAATAATTACACTAAAAGGTAGTGGAGAAATAGAATTGGCTGTAAATGGCTCAACAGTATTTAAATATACATTCCCAGAAGGAGAAGAATCTGTGATTATAGATAGCATAAAAGAAGAAGCCTATTTAAATGGTGTTTATAAAAATAGAAATATGTTTGGAATCTTTCCTAAACTATTAGTTGGAAATAATACAATAACTTGGACAGGTAATTTGACTGAAATAAAAGTTGAAGCTAAAAGTAGGTGGTTGTAATGATTAAAGTTTATGAATCGGAAGAAAGATTATTTAATCATAATGGTTTAAAAATCTTACATCCTAGAAAAGCAGAGATATATATAGAAGATAATGGGGATTACTATTTAGATTTAGAGTCCACAATTGAAGATATAGATTATTTGCAAGAAGGAATGATAGTACGAACCAATACAAGATGGGGAGAACAGGGATTTAGACTAACAAATCCCAAAAGAAAAAACAACAAAATAATTGTTAAAGGATGTCATCTGTCTAAAGATACATCGAAATATATAATAGCGAATGCATATGTTGAAAATAAGAGTTGTAACGATGCTTTAGATCATTTTAATAATTCGTGTGATAGTCCTACACCATTTACAACAATATCAGATATAGCAGATATGAATACAGCTAGAATTATAAGAAAAACATTAGAAGAAACAATATCAATAGTTGTTGAGAAATGGGGTGGACATTTATACAGAGATAATTGGAATATAGGAGTAAAGCAACAAATCGGAGCTGATCGTGGGATAACTATTAAATATGGAAAAAACTCAAAGGAAATAGAAAGTACAGAAATATGGGATGATGTTGTAACAAAATTGCTACCTGTAGGGTATGATGGAATAACATTACCAGAACTATATTTATTATCAGATTTAAATATATATAGTGTACCTTATACTAAGGTAGTGAAATTTGAGCAAGACATTGATAAAGAACAATTCAAAGATGAAGACGGTAATTTAAATGAAGAAG